GTCCTCGGCTACTGACCGTTTACCCGTTAACTTTATAGTCGACGTGCTATCGGAGTAGATTGGGGCTGACAAAGCCAACGCTTGGCATACGATTATGACTTCGGTACCGTTTGTCCCGTCTTGGGATGAAAGTACCAACGTAAAATACGGCACTGGTCAAGGAATGGGGGCCTATGGCTCTTGGTCCATTGGACTAGCACTGTATCACCACCTTGTGATTAGGGTCGCAGGTTATTATGCTTTTAAGCATTTTAATTTTAACGACTACTTGTTACTTGGTGATGACGTTGTCATTTTCGACGCCAAAGTGGCGCGAGTATACAAACGTTAGATGGTTGATGTACTAGGAGTAGACATCTCTACCGACAAGTCTCTAGTAAGCAGTGACTCTTTTGAGTTTGCAAAACGATTCTTCATCGGAGGAGTTGAAGTGTCCCACTTGAACATTGCTCAACTGTTTGGGGGTTTTAATCCTCTTACAAATTAGGCTAGTGCTCTTGTAGATACTTACTCTAAATACCTTGGCCACCTTCCACCCTAGAATCGATCCTCTATCTCGAAATGGTTGCGTCACATTAGTGACAATTCCAAATCGACTTATTCGGCTCTTAACGCTATCTGGATTCAAACTACAATTGTAGCTGTTTCTATGAAAGTCGATATGACCCGAATTAACATCTTCCCCGGCATTAAAATGCTGGCTGGGTGTAATAGAGAAATCGATGCAGTAATTCACGATTTCGTAACCTGGTGGGCCTAGGCGCGCCTGGACTTACTAAGAGTGAAAGCTCCGTTATATGTCGAAACCTTTTTCAAGGATTTGAGAAACAACGGTTTACTGCGATCTAGTGTGAACCTGAACTGCGTTCCGCATTTATCGTTGGCAGTCCACGCTACTGTCGTTCTTGAAACATTTGCGTCTAAAGTGTCCCAAAACTTGGGAGACTTCACACAAGTTCTCAAAGATCTGGCAGAAGTCGAAGACTATTAGTCCATCGGCAAATTTGCTTATGAACGTCGTCAGGAACGTGTCAGAAAGTAGGTTTCCCATGCGTCCAGAAGATTCCGTCGTTATTTAGCGATGCGAATCGATAGTCAGTGAGCGGGGGTTATCCCCAACTACGTGTATCTACTTGCGTACGCTCTAGTCCTTCGGGATCACTGCAAGCCTAATTCATACGAACGAGGCCAGTTTGTCAGTTTCTGCAGCATGAAATAACTGATCACTTCCAGGGGTGACTGATTCGACATAAATGTGGATCAGTGGGGC